TCATGGCGAGGTATAACCTGCATGACTACATTGATGATCAGCGCCATTGGCTTGCGGTATGGCAGAACCATTTGGAGAAACTGGTTGGTCATCCTCTGGTTTGATGCCCACTTTTTCTTCCCACTCCAGGAGGTCTGAAAGTCTCCAGCGCTTCGGGCTTCCATTTATCTTCGGCTTCGGAAATGGTTGTGAAAAATATGCCGGCATTCTGGAAGGGGTGCTCCAAAAGTACAGCGTGCTCCGCGAAATTTTGTATCTTGATAAAACTTCACTGGTGATCAAGATATCAACATTCGTATAAGTTGTTTCATTCATATTGCACCTCTCAGTTGCATTGTCCCGGCAGATTGCGCAGCCTGCGGGCACCATTCATGGCTGTCGCAACGTAGCTGGCCCGGCGGTTAACGACTTCCACTGTTACCTTTATTCCATCAACCACTACGGTGTATGTGGTCTTGGTTTTCTGTCTGGCGAATTCACCGTAAGTTTCGACGTGCTTCGCGAGAGCGGCATCACATGCCTGGCGAGCCAAAGGGGATTGCTTACTGCGATTAATCAGTCGCATTTCTTCTCCTTGAGGGAGGGTTTCCCCTCCAAATCTCGTTAGTTCACGTATTCCGGTTTCATATCCGCCAGGTTGGTGAGATACCCCTGATACAATTCATCGCCAAGGCGAGGCTTCAGGAACTCCAGCTTCTTCTCTACGTCTGCAAACGCAGATTTAGCTTCTTCGCTTCCTGGTTTTGGCAGCCCATTAATGAGATCCGCAATTTTGTTGTTGGCGTTGATTTGATGGAAACGACCGAGAGCTTTATTTTTAAGCTCTGTATGAAGATTTGCGCCCAGTTCATTTTTTAACGCGTCAATCCTGGAGCCTATCTCCTTGGCCTCATTTGCAACTTCTGCAGATGAGATCTGCTGGCGGAATTCTTCGGCAATGATTTCGGCATCAAAACTTCCTTCCTGATCGGAATACCCTCTATCAGCCTGCTCGATCAATGGTGCGCCAGCAGCTGGTGGCGTAATGTCTTTCTCCTTCTGCCAGACCATTTCCGTTCCACGCTCGAGCATCTCCATAATTTCCGAGTTATTTGGCAGACGGCGGCAGAGACGGTGTGCAGCAGATTTGCGCGCCATGGATTCATACCAGTCAACCCACGGACCCTTATCGCTGTTTTTGCTGGCGGCGCGAACTTTTGCAATGTCGTCAAGATTCAGCCATTCGAACTGAAATTCCCCTGTTTTCATCCGTGCATATGCGACAGCCCCGATCATCTCGCCCCGGGCACCCAATGTTGGTTCGTAGTGGATATGTTCTCCACTGTCATCAAGCCAGACGCGAAACTTATCTTTCTCGTAAACTGCACGAGCTGCAATAATCGATATTTCACCCGACTGACGAGCTCGTTTTAAAACGCCATCAATCATCGGCATATATTGGGCGATTAATTTCCAGTTGCCGTCTGCCTGTTTTTTCTTGTAGACCACCATCGCCGCTTCGCGGTTGTCCGGAATAAGCCCGTCTTTAGCACATGCAGTCAGGGCATTGATAACGGACTGACGATCGGCGTTATACAGATCATTATTTGCAGCCAGAGCTACTGCTGCGGCGTTAGTGAATCGGTCGAAGCTGACATGTGCAGGCAGCAATGACTGAACCGGAACAAGTTCGCGGTCAAGGTTTGCTTTTATATCAATGAGCATATTAGACATATTGTTTCTCCTTATTCCGCATCCAGTGCTTCAAGACGACGAGTGTCATAATCATTCAGATCGTCGGTGTAGGCTTCAGTGATTGGTGCAGGCCAGTAGCCTGTCTCCATGGCTTCTTCAATCTGGCGCAGTGCCCGGCGGTATTCTTTGCGACCCAGCTCCAGCAGCATGGGGGAAGCATCCACCACAGCTACCCAATGGTAACCGGGGTCTTTGTTCACGAAGATCCAGGTGAATTTATCCAATCCTGCAACATCGCAATACATCGCTGCGCTTAGGTGGTAATCGCGGTCGATAATTTCACGATGAAGTCGGTCTTTCAGTTTGTCCTGGCGCACATACCCAAGACTTACCGTTTTCAGGTCAGCGCAGATGCTTTCGTAAGGGAGGCGGATCTCTATGTCAGGACGAACGCGCACCTCAAGCCCGGTCTCTTCATCGAACCCGAAATAACTGACCTCAGACTGCCTGGCTGGATGGTTTAACAGGCGGCTGGCATCGTTATTGGACTGAAGAGCATCATTGATATTTTTTATCAGCTCGTACATCTCAACGCTTATCGTCTCTTTACCTGCATTTGCCGCTTCCTGCTGTGCATGCCAGTCGTCGGCAAAGACTACGTCAGGGCGGATCGTGCGAGCGATTTCGGACAGTTGCTCTTTAGTGCCGCTGACGTTGTAAGGGATAAACTTTGCGCGCTCCTGTTCAGCGAACTCAGGTGCTACAGTTGCTATCTGATCCAGCAACTGATCACGAGTGCCGCTGGTTTTAAGCATCGGTTTCAGGCTGGCATTGTATTCTTTGATACATGCTTTCATTGCTGTAGCGGTTGGTTTTGTTTCCGCTGGTATCCGCTGAAATTCTTCCGGCAGAGACATGTATGAATTAGCGGTCTCCTCGGCACCTGCACTCAGTGAAAGCGGAGGCGTGAGGTTGCCGTTGTATTCTTCAATCCATGCCTTAAGTTCATCCGGGGTCATTAAAGCAGGCAGCGTTGCGTTGTATTCTTTGATGATCGCAACCATCTCTCCTGTCGTGGATACCACGTCTTCCGGCATTTTTTCTGGCAGAACGTAGTTATCAGAAAATTTTTCTGGTTCCAGCACAAAACTGTGTGTGGCGCGACCAAAAATGAAAGCCGGGTTATCATGCTGGGAAATGGTTTTGGCAACGTGGCGTACATTGAAGTACATAAGGCTGACGCGAGCATCTTTAATCTGCGTGCTGCTGAGCCCGTTCGCTGCGTGGTAAACGTCATTCGGCAGGCCTTCGTAGCGGCCTGGCTCGAAGTAAGCCGGGTATTCGATTACTGGCTCTGACTGCTGCTCTTCCGGCGCTACGGTAACTGCTTGCGTATTAGCTGCATCAGCGCCTTCGCCTGGTTGTACCGGATCAGTATTTTCGACTTTCTTTGGCTTAGCCGTTTCCATCTGCACATCGCTGGTGGTCTCCGCTGTGTTTTCCGTTTTTTTGACTTCATTTGAGGGGATATCGATGACCGGGGCGGTATTTCCTCCCATCAGGCCATCGATGGAGAACATGGCGCTGCCGAGATTTTCAACCTGCGGTTGTTCAACAGGTGCTTCGGTCTCAACAGCCGGAGTAGACAGCGGCAGCAACTCCACAGCAGAGTTAAACTCAGCCGTCATGGTTTTATTCACAAACTCAAGATGAGCCGCTGGCGTGTGATGAATGTTTTCTGGTGCGATGCGGATCAGATTGAAGATTGCCGCACGGTTCACCGCCAGTATGCCTGGTTGATTGCGTAAGATTGCGCTCCATGACTTCCATGGCTCTTCTTTCTTGGCCACGATTTCTTTGGCGCGTCGTAACACGCTCGAAGGAATTTCGAAGTGATGGAAGTCCATAGGCAGTAGGGCACAGGCAATCTCAAGATCGAGAGTGTCCAATGTGTGATGCGCACCTTCGCCGCGGTCAGTAATATAGCCGCCATCAGCGTTAGTGCCTGAATCAGTACGTTGCACGCTGCTGATGAGGTTTCCGGCTGCCCATTCGCGAACGAGAATGCCGCGGTCAATATAATCAGTCGCCGCCCAGATTCGGGTGAAACGGAGAACTAAAGCGAGTTCGTGACGCTTTTCCTGGCTGAACACTTTGCGAATGGCGTCGGTATACCGCCAAAGGTCTTTGGTATCGTAAGCCTTAACCTCTTCGCAGTTTTCTGCCGCCAGCAGAAGGTTCTGGACATAGCTGTTGTCAGTGTCCATCTCCAGCGCGCTGATACCTTCGTATTCTTCGCGGGTTAAGTGGTGGCGCAGTTCGTCGGCGGTAAACTGGGCGAGTAGCTGCTTGCGGAAGGGGATACGAACGACTGGATAACGAGTGGTTTCGTCATCATTCTCGTCAATCTGAAGACCGTTTGCAGGTTCTGGATCCTGACCGGTTGTCACATCGGTGTCGCTGGTGCTTTCTGATTTGAGAAGAGAAAGCTTTCCGCTTCTCCACTCTTCAACTAACTGATTGCGGTCGCCGGCATCTGCTCTCGCCCAGTCAGCCATGAATGCAGCGATAATCTCAGTTTCGTGCGCTTCATCTGGCACGAAGACCTGCTTAATCGCCTGAACCAATTTCCACTCAGCGTTCAGGCTGAGTTCGGCAACTTCAGGGATGTCGTTCTTCGCCAGCAGCAGGTTCTGGAGATAGGTGTTTCCTTCATCCAGTGACATTTCGCTGGCAGCCAGTTGCTGCTCTTTAGTGATATGTGAATGGTATTTGTCGCTGGTCAGGTGGACGGCATAACGAACTGCTGGAGTGCGGTTTTCAACCGGGACACTATCGACGGTAGTTTCGACTTTTACGGTAGTTTCCGGTGCGGCAGTTCTGTCCACGGGTCCAGCCGACTCAGCACCAGCCTTTGGCAGCCAGGTGCGTCCATCGTCCTGGAGTGCGTAGCGCTTGCACCATGTGTAATCCACGGTGCTTTCTTTCGGGAGGTCGTTATACACCGGGAAATCGGTGCGAACCGGTTTGGCGTAATCCTTACCGCGTCCGGTTTCAATACCGGCATCTTCGAGCTCAACATCGAGCTGCAGGTTGGCACGGGCTTCTGATTTCGCAGTGAACCAAATCACTGCGTCTTCTTTGCCGGATTTCTGCGTAGCCTTAACTACATAGAAAAATTCCATGTGAGATCCTCTTTTTTGGATGTAAGATCCCCGGGCCAGAGAAAGCGCCCATTGGGTGAACTTTGGTTTTTTAAGTAGTTTTCCGGTGTAACTTTGGTCGGGAGCACCGGACGTACGGGCCGCCTTGCGCGGCTTTTACGTTATGCCTCGTGGGCCATCTGGTCGTACGAAGCACAACGTTCAGAGCAGTATTCCTTTTCTTTGCGCGCCAGCTGTGCGCCGTTGCAATAGAGAAGGGTACTTTTGACTACTTTCGCCGGTTCAACCGGCTTGCCGCAGTACCCGCATTTCGTTGAGTTACACATCTGGATTCCCCTTTTGCGCCAGCAGGTAGCACAGGCGGCGAAGAATCACCTCGAAGAAGTTCAGCTTTACAGCCTGCTGCCGTCCTGGTTTGCGTGCGAAATCAATCATTCTCACCCTCGTTTGCCTTATCGCCGGCCAGCGGAACGTTTACACCTGATGCGCGTTAATCTCTCCACCTCATCCGACTATTCTTATGCCGTCGGCGGCTACTTCGTGGGCGTCCTGCCTAGGTGGTTCGTAGTGCGTCTTGGTGACAATAGTAAATCACCACTTTACTATTGGTCAAGCGTAAGAGTCATAAAAAGTACAGCAATAATTTACCTAGGTGTTTGGTAATTTCAAAATGTGTGAAAGTAGGCAAAAAAAATCCCGACGCGTGGTCGGGATCAGTGAATTCGGGGTGGCATTTTGGCAGCGGAACCGATGGGAGAGAGTATAAAAAACCCGGCACGGCGGCCGGGATAATCTAATGATTTGGCTTTAATGATGAAGCAGGGGGCGGGTTAGGCATGGTGGTTGTGGCGCTTTGAGGAACTTGAATTATTATTGGTTGCGTCTGAGCCGCTTCAGGTTGAGCTTTACTGGAAGAGCTTGAGATTAGGCTGGCTCCAAACCCAACTAGTGCAATCACTACGGTGATAATCACGCCAAATATAGTTAATTTCGTCGACAGGCCTGACTGAATGCCAGATATTGCTGTATTCACACCACTAATAGCAGTATTCATACCATTCATCTGTCCTTGAACTCCCTCAAGGCGGCCGTTGGTCGCTTCAGCTTTGCCTTCTATATTTGCCATTAAGGCATTGATAGAAATAGTGAGTTGCGAAATTTTTTCAGAGTTATCCTTGCTCCATTTCTCCATTTCGCTACGTAAGTCAGACGCTAAGGCAGAAACCTCAGCCTTGTTTTTATCTAAGTGCGCCTGAAGTTCTTCACGGCTCATTTCAGGCATGATGGTTGCCTCCTCGTGAGAGTCTTCTTTTCCCTGTAACAAAACAACATCATCCAGTGGCACTTCAACGTAAAATGGTTCATCCGAAGAGTTTACACTAGATTTGCCGTCTCCCCCCAATTTCTTTACATCATTGTTTCCTGTTAGGTTAGACACCTGCTGAGCAACTAGCATGAAGGTATCGCGATCAGACTCTGGGATTGACACACTTATCGATTTGCCATCCCCTCCTTCAGAATAACTAAGCCGGATGGTGCCAGGGAGGGCTCTGCACTCTTGGTTCATAGAGTTACCTATGCGTTATGATTGGCTAAAAACTCTTCTATATTATTCTTGAGTGCAGCAAGTTGGTCTATGTGAATATTCACAGAACACGAATGCTGAAGTTCTGTCTCTACGGCGACTTCAACTGTTACAGTTCCTTTGTTCTCATCACGAACACTTTTTATAGCCGGAATAGGCCTGGTTATCATAAATAGGATAGTGGCAATGTCCTTATTTACTGTTTGAGGTACAATATTCCCAAAGTCAGCGCTATGTTCTTGAAAAGTCTCAGCTCTTGGTAATTTTTCAAGTTTGTCAGCCATTTTAATCCTCATTAATGTGTAAAAATCAATTAGATCAAAAATACCACTTTTTAGGTGGAGAGAAAAGAATAAAGGTCAATATACCTACTTGTGACATTTTATTTAACGAATTCAGTTTTTAAAAAGTCGTACATCATACGTTTTCGGTATACAAAACTTTTCTTAGAATAAGGCAGTATAAAACTAGATTAGTCATTATTACTTCTAATACGCCCTTTCATATACTTCTCGTACAGCTCATCCAGCTCTTTCAGGCGAAGCGCAAAGATGCGGAGCATGTTTTCTTGCTCTTCCTCAGGCAGTTGTCGATAGAGCTCCAGAAGACGCTGTTCGTCCGGCTTAAGACCATCTTTTTCACCCACATCTTCACCGAGCAGCCAGGGCACCGACACGCCAGCTGCGTCAGCAATTGCTAGGGCTGACTCTTTGCTGATCTTACCGGTTCGAAACCACCCGGTTACTGCTTGCTTACTGACATTAGCTACTTTGGCCATCTCTGTTTTAGAGAAGCCTTTGCCGTTCAATTCAGTCAGCCTGGAGATAAGACTCTGGTTGGGATCTTTTTTGTTCATTCGTGGATTGTAAACAATAGCTTTACCTCTTGGTAGGCATGCGTGTATTGACTCAATAGTAAATTGATGCTTTACTTTGCTCATTTAAGGAGGTCCTATGACTGGTATTGAAAACGCAATTCGCCGTTCAGGTTCAGCCCGCGCACTGGGTGCGCTGATTGGTGTATCAAAAATGGCCGTTTCGTTGTGGCGCCGTAAAGGTGTCCCTGCTGAACGAGTACTTCCAGTGTTTGAAGTAACAGGTGTAACTCCTCACGAACTACGCCCAGATCTCTACCCGAACCCCACTGATGGTTTACCTAAACAGGAGCTTTAACAATGCATACTGTTTCATTTCAACAGAGTAGCAGAGCTTCCTCTAATCCAATGATATTCCCGTGTCATCAAAGCGAATCGGCAGCGCAGGGTATTGCTCATCGAGATATTTGTTCTGCAGTCCGGGCGTGGGCGGCAGCAGAAGGGCGCGTAGCAGTAGCACTTCAAATCCAGGAAGCGGCGGAAGAACTTCAACTTGATGGCGTGGATTTGTCAGGCCAGGCAGATGTCTGGAACGTGAAGCTGTTCCGATGGCTGGACAACAAAGAAGACTCCGCATCGTACCGAAAGAACGTCGAACAGCTGGTGCCCGCGATCATGTCTGTATTACCGATTCGATATCGCGACCGTGTAGTAAAGAACGACTCGTTCGCTTATCGCATGGCCAGGTTGGAAAAGGAAGTGAGTGAGGCGAAGCAAGCTCTGATGCTCGATGCACCGAAGAAGGAAAAGCTGAAGGAGTTAGGCGAGGGGATTTTTGAGATGTTCCGTGTCGATCCGGACCTTACTGCGCCGCTGCTGGCGATGGTGACAACCATGCTGGGGGCAATGTGAAGACTTCAGAAAAGGCGAAAGCCGGTCTGCGCTAACAGAACCGACTTTCAGGTGCAAAAACGGAGTGTAATTGCGGAGCTAAGTATGTCAAACACAGCTGAAATTATCAATTTCCCCTACAGAACTGAACAACCGGGAGGTCGTATGGCCGACCTGTCGAACGGGTATACCAAGGTCGCTAACGAAATCCAACAGCTCAAGCCTCGTCTGAGAATGTCAGGCCGGGAGTGGCAGTGTTTTGAGGCGGTGATCTGGCTTACCTACGGCTGGAACAAGAAACAGGACCGCGTTACGAACACGGTGATCGCTGAGCTTACAGGGCTGAGTGATTCGCATGTTTCTGATGCGCTCAAATCGCTCGCAGAACGCAAAATTATCTTCAGTCAAAAGCAGGGAGTGATGAAAACTGTCGGTATAAATACTGACCTTTCCGCCTGGGTTTTAGACAAACCGAAAACGGGAAAAGTCTTCCCGAAATCGGGAAAAGTGTTACCGAAAACGGGAAAAACCTTCCCGGAAACGGTAGACACCCAAGACTATAACAAAAACAATATTAAAATATCCTCGTCTCGGAATTCTGACGAATCCCGAAACCAGAAAACTCAAAAGTTTCTCTCTCGCCATCCTGAAGCTGCCGCCGGGATATACACCCCTGCAGGTAAATCATGGGGATCCGCTGACGACCTCAAGGCCGCTCGCTGGATTTACGAAAGGCTTCTCACCGTCAACGCTTCGCTATCCGAACCAAACTGGGCTGAATGGGCAAACACCATCAGGCTGATGCGTGTTCAGGACAATCGTACTCACTACGAAATCTGCGACCTGTTCCAGTGGGCCAACAGGGATGAATTCTGGAAAGACAATATCCTGAGCCCTTCGAGTTTGCGCAAGCAGTGGGATCAACTCACAACCAAACGGCTGCGCGCAACCGGGGCGGCAAAGTCATCGCGGGGCGGCGTTGACCTGCATAACACCGACTGGATTGACGGGGTGCTGGAATGAAAAATCTTGCCGAGAGCATTCGCAATTTTGACAGGGAACAGGCTCGCCGCGTGGCGCACAACATGCCTGAGCAGTACACCGAACGCGAACAAACGCAGCAGGTGGCTCAGATTATCAACGGGCTGTTCGTACAGCTGGCAGCCGCGTTCCCGGCAAGCTTGGTTAATCGCAGCCAGGAAGACGTGAACGAGATCCGCCGTCAGTGGGTGCTGGCCTTCAAAGAAAACGGGATCACCACTCTGGAGCAGGTTGAAGCCGGCATGCGCATGGTGCGCCGTCAGGAACGCCCATTCCTGCCTTCGCCAGGCCAGTTCATCAAGTGGTGCAGGGAAGGGCGCTGCGTGCTGGGGATCACCGTCGCTGATGTGATGGCCGAATACTGGAAGTGGCGCAAGCTGGTGTTTCGGTACCCGAGCAGCGAGCAATATCCGTGGCCGAAGCCGGTTTATTACCACATCTGCCTTGAGCTGCGTCGCCGCGGAACTGATGGCCAACTGAGCAACAAAGAGCTTGAGCGTGAAGCTGGAGAAATACTGGGTATGTGGGAAAAGCGGGTGCTGGCCGGAAAGCCGATTCCGCCTATTCGTCGGGCGTTGGCTGCGCCAGTTGATCCGAAAGGGCCGACACCGGCGGAGCTTTTGAAAGCTAAATATCAGCGGATGAAAGCAGATGGCAGGGCATAGTGAGGAAATGGTCTGTTATGAGCGAGAAGCGGGCTCTACCGTGGATTTTATCAACACTCAGGGATTGCTTTTAAAAATTGTTATCCAGTTTTACTGCATGAGGTATCCCATAATTGTCCTACCGTTTTACTCATTTTTTGTCTCTTTTATCTATGACATCAATGGTTAA